GTACGGTGACTATGTCACCTGCTCTGACGTGCTGGAACTGACCCATATTGACCCCCAGATAGAACAGGCTACCAAGCTGCTCGGCTCTCAGGCCGGACGCACTCTTGACACCATAACCCGCGATGTCATAACCGCCGGCACTAATGTCATGTATGCGCCTAAGGTATCCGGCAGCACCGTGACCGAGGTGCTGTCCCGCTCTGCGCTGGACAAGACCGCCCAGTTGACCTATGAGCTGATATTCCAGGCCGTGGCTAAACTCAAGAGCATGAATGCCAACCCTGTCGATGATAGCTTTGTCGCTATCGTCCACCCCAACGTGGCCTGTGACCTTATGCTTTCTGATAAGTGGATAGGCGTACACCAGTACACCAACCCCGAAAATATCTATCAGGGAGAAGTCGGCAAGCTGGCGGGCGTTCGCTTTGTCGAGACCACCGAGGCTAAGATATTCGGCCCCGCCGTTATATCCGACAATAAAAGCCGCCTGACCGTCAAGACTGCCATATCTTCCAGTTCTACCAGTGTGGCTATCAACGAGGTACTTACTGCCGCTTCAGGGCTTAACATCCCCGTTGTAATCAACGGCACGGCCAATACCATAACCGCTATAACTACCAACAGCGGTGCAACAACCATAACCCTTGGCACTGCCGTAACCTCTCTTGCTGCCGGTGCAAAGATAAGCGGCAAGGGCGCGACAAACAGCGGCGAATCCGTATACGCTACTATGATAATCGGTGCCAATGCCTATGGCGTAACCGATGTAAGCGGCGGCGGCTTGCAGCACATTGTCAAGCAGCTCGGTTCTGCCGGTTCTGCTGACCCCCTGAACCAGCGTGCAACCACCGGCTGGAAGGCTCTCAAGGTCGCTGAACGCCTGGTTGAAGAAAACATGATAAGGATAGAGCATTGCTCCGCGACCGAGCCTTTCGCGGATTCCAACTAAGGAGGAAAGACAATGAGTAAAGTGCCTGAAAACACCATTGACCCTATGGAGTACATACCGTACAAGCTTCCCCGCGACCCGCGCAAAAAGAATGAGCGTGGCGTATATGTCGGAGTTAATAAGCTGCGGCTGTTTGTACCCTACGCGCAGACTGTTATGATTCCCCGCTGTGTTGCTGAGGTGCTTGACCACTCCACAGAGCAGGACGACATGACGGCAAACAGGATAATGGAATTGGAAAACAGTTCGAACTTCTGAGGGGCGCAAGCCCCTCTCATCATGTGGGCGGGCAGTTTCCTGCGTGGCGGTGCAACTCCGCCGGTCCGCAATTAAAAGGAGGTATAGCCATGACTATAAGCGAAGCCATTACACAGCTACAGGCCGTGAAGGAAAACCAGTATGACGATGAAACCCTTGTCCGCTGGATATCAGACCTTGAAGGTATTCTCTATGAAGATGTGGTGAAGAACCACGAAGGCAGCGAAGATATACCGCACGGCAGATACGGCGTTGATACGGACATGGATACCGTCCTTATGGTTCCCGAACCTTATTCCGACATCTATATAAAATACCTTATGGCGCAGGTGGATTACCACAACGCCGAGATGCAAAGGTATACAAACAGCATGATAATGTATAACGTTGCTCTTGATGCGTTCGCGGGCTGGTACAACCGCAACAATATGCCGTTGCAGCCTAATTATGTGAGGATATGACATATGTATCTGCCTAAACTTGATAACATACAGTCCTCGCGGGAAAGCGCAACGGAGTTTCGCGGCTATAATCATACCCACCGTGTAAGCGGGAAGGAATTTTACGACATGAAAAATATGTCTGGCAGGAACTATCCCGCTTTGTCTCCAAGGGTGCAGCGCGGTAAAAATGGCCCAGCTAATGTTTTGGGGTTACATGCCGCAGACAAGCTCTATTGGGTTTCCGAGGTGTATAAGTCTGATATGAGCGGGACGTATGGAGCATTGTTTTGCAATGTAAGAATACACCCTGCAACAAGCCCTGAAACATACGCATGGAAAGAGCTTACAAATGAGCAAGTCTTTACTCTTTCTACAGAACCTAAAACCATGATAAACATGGGGGCAAAAATCCTGATATGGCCTGACAAGGTAATCTATGATACGGCAAACAACCAATTTGAATACCTTGAGAACAAAGTCACTACATCCGGCAATATAAACTTACAGCTTTGCAAGGTAGACGCCACAGACTACCAGACATATACCACAAGTGACACAGCACCAAGTGACCCCACGGACGGGCAGTTGTGGATGAACACTTCTGTAACTCCGCACGTCCTTATGCAGTATTCGGTACTATATCTTTCTTGGCAGTCTATACCAACGACATACATCAAGATGTCAAAGACCGGTATAGGCGTAGGCTTCAAGGAATATGATGCTGTGACGATAAGCGGCGCGTCCAATTCCATACTTAATGGCGATTTTATTCTTTATGGCGTAACCGATGATTACATTGTGATAACAGGTACGCTCGACCAAGCCGGAACTGAATCGTCTGCGGTGACAATAGAACGCAAAGTGCCCGATATGGATTTCTTATGCGAACACAACAACCGCATATGGGGCTGTTCTTCCAGCAAACATGAAATATATGCCTGCAAGTTAGGAGACCCTACCAACTGGAACTACTTTACAGACCAAGCTACAGCGAGTTATTCTGCCACGATTGGTTCAACGGGCGATTTTACAGGTTGCATATCCCATGGCGGCTATGTATTGTTCTTCAAAGAAAACGAAGTAATAACCTTGCACGGCAATAAGCCGTCAAACTTCCAGCTTGATTATACTCGGTGCAGGGGCGTGGAGAAAGGCAGCGAAAGAAGCCTTTGTGTGGTTAATGAAACTCTTTATTATAAGTCTGCTTATGATATCTGCGCATATGGTGCTACACAGCCCACGTCCATCTCGGCTGCCTTGGGCAATGTGCATTATAAGAACGCTGTAGCTGGCTCGATTGGCTCTCTGTATTACATCTGCATGGAAGATGATAATGGCAATCACACGCTATTCACGTATGATGATAAACTGGGGCTGTGGCACAAGCAGGATGATGTGGACATTAGAGGCTTTGCCTTCTATGAGCGCGAATTGTATTTTGTCGAAGGGGATATAGTAAGATCGGTTAATGGTACTATTTGGCCGGAAACAGGCATTGAGGTGGTTGGTGACTCAAAGCTCGAATCCCCTGTCGAATGGTACGCCGAAACTGGCGATATCGGAATGGGCATACCCAACAACAAATACATATCCAAACTACAGTTCCGCCTTGAAGTGCCGGAAGGCTCAATGGTCAAGATAGAGCTTCAATATGACAGCGATGGACAATGGATAGAGAAGTACCGCATAAACGCAACGCGCTTGCGGTCTTTTACCGTACCCATAATACCGCGCCGATGTGACCATATGAAGGTGCGTATAAGCGGTGTAGGTGATTGTAAGATATATTCGTTCACTCGAACAGTGGAGGAGAGCAGCGAGATATGATAGACTTCAAACTCCCCAATTTTAACGATAATCAGCTTGACGATGCCAAGGAGCGCAAGCAAATAAAGGAATACCTCGTTTTGCTCACAAGACAGCTAAAATATATCCTTAACAACATTGACGTTGAAAACTTGGCATCAGGTCTTTCTAAGTCCATATCCGACAACGGGGCAGCGGTAAACAAGGTGTCGCAAGACTTGCGCGACATAGGCGGTGCAATATCGAAGGTAGAGAAGAATGCAACACAACTCAGCCTTAATGCCGATAATCATGAGCGTTCCTGCATCCTTGTGCTGAAGATGGCCGATTCTGAACTTGCAAGGGTAACGATACAGTTTACGGGCAATTTTGTTACAGATACGCAACTTGAACAGAAAGGCTATGTGACAGATGCGGAGCTTGAGCAGAAGGGTTATGTAACAGCTACAGAGCTTGAGCAAAACGGCGTATCAAAAATAACGGGTGCCACAGGCACGTTTTCATCTCTTTCCTCCGCTTCGGGAAGCACACAGCTTGACGGGAGCCACGTTGCATCCGCCAAGCTGTTTGCTACCGGAGTAGCTACGGCGCAGGACGGGGAGACCTACTACCCTGTTTACATAAAAAGCAACGGCGAACTAATCAAGGCGGCAGAAGCCTATTCGCCCGCAGAAGGAGGTTAATTATGGCAGAACGCAAAAAAATGCAATGGAACAGTATGCTTGACGGCACGCCGAACTATACCGGCGGGTGGGGCCCGATAGAGGACGTTGATGCCGCGTATGACAATCTCGGTAACCGCAAAACCCCGTTGATATCGGTAAGGAATGACTATTCCAGCCCGACAGGCAGCGGATATTCATACAATTATTCAAGCTCAGGCAGCTATGCCAATCCGGATACAGCCGGAAAACTGGCGGGCTATGAAAACTCGCGCCCGAAATATAACCAATCTCAGGACGTAACGGACGCATGGAACAAGGTCAAATACCTTGAAGGCTCTAAGCCTGGAGATTATGTCAGCAAGTACGGCGACCAGATACAGGCTTTGCTTGACAAGATACTCAACCGCGACCCGTTTAAGTATGACTTTAATGCCGACCCCATGTACCAGATGTATAAGGACAGGTATTTGCAGCAGGGCAGAATGGCAATGCAAGACACTATGGGCGA